ACCAGTCAGTCCAGCCGAGGCGAGAGGCAACTCTCGCTTCGGTCGAGCGGCGGGACCATACCTGTGAAGGTATGTTCCCGCCGGGTCCCTTGCGTACGCTTTCCCAATTTTCCGGTACGGCTACGAGCCTGAACGCACTATCACGTTCCCTCCACTTCTTCATCACTCGGTGGACTGTTACCAGTCCCGCCGAGTGTTTCCGAAAGTGGAGAGGAGACGACAGTGCGATCTTGCGGAGTCGAGAGGCGACGCCAAGTGGATGGATCTTGTAAATTGACCGATGTTCCACACCCATGGCAAGGGTATAGGACATTTGTCGACTTACAAGAGAAACTGACTCGAGCTCGCGGGGTGTCATTCCCACGATCTCGGGGCAGTTCCTCCACCGGCGAAGCCTCTTCTCTCCGAGGTTGCGTCTCAAAGCCCGGAAGCTGTGTTCAAAGACATCTCCTACATCTAGGAGTGCCAGTTCACGCCAGTCTCCGGACTTCGCATGGATCCACGCACGACCCAACACGGCATGCTGGAGCGGACTGAAATCCGATCCAAGCACACTGTGGGCGATCGCGCGTCGAAACATGAACGACGCAACCTCACGTAGCCGTACCTTCGACGAACTCTTTTCGGTAGGAAGCCCAAAGCCCCCTAGTTCTCGAGGCAGATTCATAGGCAAGCCAAACTTCCGACACCAGGATGCCAATCCTGGATGGAGGAGTCGAGCGAGCCGAACGATCTGACGTCGAGAATTCGGGGACTCTTGGACAAGAGACTCGATAGCCGGCCCAAAGGTAACCCACCAAGGTTCCTCAGGACGTATCGGGGATGAACCCGATGTCGTCGAGAGGCTCCGAAGTGAGAAACCTAAGGGCCCTCTGTCGAATCTCTTGCCTATCCGTGTGCGCTCGAGCCTTATTCGCTCAATCGGTTTCACAGACGGTTCGACTAGCGAACGGCCTGACATCTGAGCCCGTTCAAGAGGGGTTACGACCCCACCCTTGGACGGACCCAGAGACCAGGTACGCCGCTCGGAAGGCCTCCACGCTGCTAAGGCGTAGGAGCCCTCAAGTTGATGAACAACTTGCCGAACGTCTTTGATCCGAACGGGCGAACAGGTTCGAGGAAGACCCTGTGGCACTACGACTTTGCTGACTGAGAAACATTTCTCAGTAAACAAGCCGTAGTTCTGACTCTTTAAGTGTTTCGCTGCGCTTGAGAACAG